CACGGTATGGCCACTTACCGTCGAAATCGTCCACAACGATTGCTGCCTGCTGCTCGTATCCGTCCCACCACTGAGTGGAGTCTTTCAGGTAGTAGTCGCCGTGCAGACTAGCCGCCTGATGAGTCTTCCCTACGCCCGTGGGACCGTAACGCCAACGAACCGAAGGTCGTACTGTCCGATGCACCATCAGAGCAGCTTTCAGACCGACTATGCCCTTACCATAGCGAATGAATGTGCCCGGGTGTGCAGCAGCGACAGCTGCGATGGGTGCGCCAGCCACCACCATCGCTCCAACAGTGTCCAAGTCGGTCCGCTTGCCGGGCGCACTTAGGACTCCACGCTCTTTAAAACTACCGTCTTTTTTGCAGTAATCGGCGGCTTGAGCAGCGGTACCTTTCCTTGCTTCCCAGTGAATGCGAGGATCGAGCTTTTTCAGGGTTTCGAATCGTTTGGGTGAAGCCCATTCGATGTAGCACTGAAGATGCGGTGTACCCTTCTCATCCCCGACTTCCTGCCCAACAACGACGTATTTCGACTCCCAGGCCAGTATGGCTTCGGCGTCGTCCTCCCGAGGGTTATTCAGCGTAAAACACAGATTTCTAGCTTGTGCCATCGCGCAGTCTATATGGGTCCTGTAGACTTCGCCACAAAAAAACAATTAACTCAAACCAGGCAAGTGCCGGCTTAGGACTGAGCGAGCTTGCGCGGCTCGGTGAATACTGCATCATACTCGATGGTAACATCAAGGAAGACACGAACCGCGTTGACCGTGGAGAGGTTGAATCCGAAGATGTGAAAGTACGACTGTTCCGTAGGGTTGGATGCCACATCTCCACGATATGAAGCATCGCCTACGATGGATTTTGGGACACCGTTGAGCTTCGCGATGTCTACCTTGTGAGTGAGCCATTTTTGCGACATTCCGCTTAGTGGCGGTGAGACCCAAGTGCGCTTGAGCAAACCGTTCTCAATAAGCTTGGAATGGTTCGTCTCAATTGAAGCATCAGGGAACAACGCAATACCTACGTGCGCCTGCTCTGCAGCCGTTTCGTTCTGAAAAGATACTGTGATCTTTGCACTAAGAACCGTGTAGTGCTCGTACAGCAGCATTAGTTGATCAAAGCCCATAGGTTGATGCCCTAGGCCCGTAATGTTTGGATCGTACAAACCATTAGCACTAAACACATAAGCAGTGGCCGCAGCTCCAGTTGGGTTGATCACCTGCGACTCATTGTAGATCAGCTTTGATCGATGTGAAACAGCGATTACTGGCGGACGCGCCAATACATTTAGGCTCCTGGAAGTAAACTCTCTGGTAGGAGCGAGAGCACGAACAAGTCGGACTGTTCTCGCCTTAGGCTTTGCCTTCGCTTTTGCTCGTGCGCGACCAGCAGACTTCATCTCACCTTGCATGTATCCCATCGTGTGAGGTGTATATGTCTGCGCGACAACTCTTCACCCAAAAAATAATTAATCAATTAATTAATCGTGCACAGAAGTCTCGAAAATGCCCTCTTTTTTGAGAGTTCGCCACGCTTAGAATTAATAATTATTAAGAGATAGGCCCAAGAGGACCGGGCAACCGTTCCGAGGCTTGTACGACGAAGTCGCCCTATATAACACTATGAGTCCGGGGGCTGTCGTCGCGGGTGTGTCGTGCTGGGGTCACCAGCACGAAGCCGCGCGTCTAACTTGTTAGCGCGGCGAGATGATGGTGGCTCTAGCACGATCTCCCCGCGGCGGCAGGATAACCCCCGACGAAGGCCTTAAACCAAAAAATGATCTGTTCTGAGAGGTGGGGCTAGTATTACCCCCACCTCTGTAGCAGTATCGTACTGCGTGAAACAGAGATCGCTACAGCGTTTGGAGCCCTGCAGCACTGGCTGTGGGCCACCGAACCTCTGTAGCAGAGACCAAAGTACATATAACAGGTCCATCGACGCCAACGGCGGCGTGTGTGTCTAGCCCCGGAGCGAAGCTCTGGGGGTAGGGTTGAGCAACTGTACTGCTTGTGTGCGTAACAGTTTCATTGCCGATAGCGACAACGTGCGTAACTGACTCTAGTCGTCGCATCACTTGTGCGAGCTCCGTGCCTTGCCAGAAATGGGAAGGTGGATGCTCTGCTGTGATGTAGATGAACGGAGAGTTGATAGGCACGTAACCCCCCTTGTATTGACCCTGGTACTTGTAACAGTCAAACAGCCGCAACAGGTCACGGTATGGCCACTTACCGTCGAAATCGTCCACAACGATTGCTGCCTGCTGCTCGTATCCGTCCCACCACTGAGTGGAGTCTTTCAGGTAGTAGTCGCCGTGCAGACTAGCCGCCTGATG